TCCATCAAGTTTAAAATATGTTGCAGGTTGTGCGGGATACGTAGGCAGGTCGGGCACTAACGCAGCAGCAGAGAAAGGAACTCGTATCCATGAGGCTCTTGAAGTCAAAGATCCTTCAGCATTGCATGTTGAAGAAGAGTACGAGATCTATGAAGCTATCGTAGCTGATGAAGAGGCATATCTTAACACGTTTGCTAATGGTGAATCATATAAAGAGTATAACGAGATACAAGTCGATATACAATTAGATGGTACTGCTACGTGGGGTACTTGCGATAAGTTTGTTAAGATAGGCGATCAGGCAGTTATGATTGATTACAAGACTGGCATCAGTCAGATAGATGAGCCGAGAGATAACTGGCAAGCTATAGCTTATACAGTGGGGGCTTTCCAAGCACACACGGAAGTGAACCAAATAGATTTTGTTTTCTTCATACCCGTAAGGAACCAGACGCTTACAGGTAAGTTTACAAGAGAGGAAGTACCCGACCTTATTAAGAAGCTTAGTAAAATAATTAAGAGAGGGGAGAAGATAAGACCTAAATGGGGTGGGGGCACTCCTGACTTATACGAATTAAACCCTACAGTTAACTGTAGGTTCTGTGCTTACGAAGACACTTGCCCTGCATTAGGTGGTTTGGCAGTGGAAGTTGCATCACGAGTAGCTGACGATACACTCCCTAAAGGAGACATATCAGATCCTGATGATCCTGCTACTGTAGAACATTTATATGTGGTGTCTAAGATAGTTACTAATTGGGCAACTAGAATTAAAGCCAAAGCTATGGAGATGGCTAAAGAGGGTGTTGAGTTCCCCACACTGAGACTTAAATCAATGGGAGCCCCTAAGAAGTGTAAGGATAACTTAAAGTTAGCGGAGTTAGCTGGAGAGTATGACCTTGATAAGGACGAGTTATTAAAACTCACTAACATGCCCATAACAAAACTAGCAAAAGCAGTAGGAGATACCGCACCTGAGGGCGAGAAGAAACAAAAAGCTAAAGAATTTCTTGACGCTGCCCAAGATCTCGACATTGTAGCCCCTTCCGACGTGCGATATACGCTGTCCTAAAACAAATAAACATAAAACAAATAAACATATATGAGTACAACATTGAAAAAACAACAAGAAGAAGTCTTGAAGACTATCCCAGAAGCACCAAAACTTGAATACAGTGCGGATGACTTAAATGCCCCAAGGCTTAATGTCGTTCAGGCGACATCTAAAATAGCGGGAGAGACTGGAGCACTTGTGATTGATAAGATGTACACTTTGGTGCTACATGAGTCAGAGTGTAAGGCTGTCCCTATTAAAGCAATAAAAGGCTGGAGAGAGGACACTCCTTTTGGTCATCCTGAAATGCCAAGACAGGTCTTTAGTGAAGATGAATCTAAAGAACTCGCTAAGGATTCGGAATGGCCCGTCGTTAAATTCGCGGAGATAATGTTCTTATTCCCTAAAAACGAAGGAGGGGACGAAGACGCTTATCCTTATGCAATAGGTGATGAGTTCTACGCTATGGGGAAAATAAATGTAGCTAAGGATGCTTTTAGACACACCTTTGAAAGGTTAGCTACATTTCAAACCTTCAACCCAGAAGCTCCTCTATGTGAGAAGTACTGGAAGTTTAAGACTGAGCTGCTTACCAGAGGTATGAATAGTTGGTTTGTCCCAAGCATAACTCCGACTACTGAAGGAGCTCCTGATGAAATCAAAGCATTTGCTTCAAGGCTTGCATAATATTATGGAAGACCAAGAAATAGTTATTGAAACAATTAGTAGCGAAATAACGCAGTTACGGGCTCTTATATGTGACGTAGACACAAAAATAGAAGAGCTTGGAAAGCAGCGCGTTCATTGTAAACATCTCCTTCGCGGGTTTGAGTGGTATCACGCTCACCTAAAAGGAGAAGAGCTAGATATTCCAGACTCGCAGACAGCTCTGGGAATATAAAGATTCAATAAGGCATCGCAGCCTTATTGTTCATAGAGAGGGCCCATCCGTATAGTGATCATGTCGTGGGGACGTGTAGTGCGGATGGGTATTCTCCTTAATTATTAATTTATGAATACTTACGCCATCGATTTTGAAACCTACTACGATAAAGAATGTTCTATTAGAACATTAGGCACTGCAGGTTATTTTAACCACCCGCTGTTTGAGGCTTATATGGTCTCCGTAGTTGGGGATGATGGGACTTCCTTTGTAGGAGACCCAAGAGATTTTGACTGGTCAACTATCAAAGGACATAGGGCTCTTAGCCATAACGCTCCTTTTGACCAAAGCCTTTATTTACATGGCGTAGCTAAAGACTGGTGGCCTTCTGTAGATTACGCGGAGTGGCTCTGCACTGCGGATCTAGCCGCTTACTGCGGTATGCCAAGGGCTTTAAAAAATGCTTCCGCTGAATTGTTTGGGTTGGATGTCTCTAAAGAAACAAGAGATAACATGCTAGGTAAACGGTGGGAGGATATGAAGAAGGATTTTCAAAAGGAAGTTTCTGAGTACGCTCTTAAAGACTCAGAGCTTTGTTTAAAGATATGGGAGGAGTTAGGAGATAGGTGGCCTAGCGCTGAACGAAACATTAGTTGTTTAAATCGTACCATATCTCAGAGGGGTATTCCTATAGATATTGAGGCATTAAAAAAGCAGACCGAGAATATTAATTTAACCCTGTTTGAAGCTGAAAACTCAATACCTTGGGTTAACGATGCCCCCACTCTATCCCGCAAAGCATTTAACAATGAATGCCGTAAAATCGGCTTAGAGCCTCCTGTCAGTTTAGCTATGACTGATAATGAGGCTAACGAATGGATAAAGTTGCACGGTCAAAAGTATAAGTGGATAGGTGCTGTTAGGGACTTCCGAAGAATTAACTCCCTTAAAAGAAAGCTAGAGAGTTTTAGCTACGCAACTATGCCCGACGACAGGTACTACGGTAACATCATGTACTGGGGAGCTTCCACGGGCAGGTTCTCTGGAGGTGGGGGTAATTTGAATTTACAGAACTTACCTAGAGGAGAGATGTTTGGTGTAGACTTGCGTAAGTTAATTTCTAGTGAACCAAATAAAAAGCTGATCGCTGTTGACCTCTCTCAAATTGAAGTTAGGACATTATGTTGGCTGTCAAAAGACAGAGACACCTTAAAGGAAATAGAATCCTGCGGTGATATATACGAAGCTTTCGCTATAAGGTTTGGTAAATGGGATACTTCAAAAGGCACTTTAAAAAATGAAGACCCTAAACTAAGACACCTTATAAAAACCATTGTGCTAGGGTGTGGGTACGGGGCTAGTGCAAGTAAGTTTTCTATTATAGCAGGTATACCTTTAGAGGAGGCGGAGGATGCTGTTGATATGTACAGGACTAAAATGAATAAGGTCGTTGGTTTATGGAATGTCTTACAAAGGAGAATGCATGTAGCATATACTAAACTTAAAGATTTCAAAGTGCCCCTACCTTCTGGAAGGTCTATAAATTATGGGAGGGTTGATGTAGCTTTACTAAACGAAAGAAGGAACTATGTAGCTAAGATAGCTAAAGGCCCGCGAAAAATACCAGTTAGGTTGTGGGGAGGGTTGCTCGCTGAGAACGCCTCGCAAGCTTTAGCTAGAGACGTGTTTTCTGACATGCTCCTTAGAATAGAAGAGGCTGGGATCAAAACTATATTTCACGTACACGACGAAGTTGTTGTCGAGGAGGATGAAGACAAGGCAGAGGAGACTCTTGAGAAGCTTATATCTATTATGAGTACCCCGCCTACGTGGATTGAAGACATCCCACTAGAAGCTGAAGGAAAAATATTAACTCAATACGAAAAATAAAATATGGAATACCGTTATCTTAAAAACTTAAAGGAACAGAAAGTATATAAATTCACAGACCCTCTGTCTGTGCAAAAAAAGAAACCTAGCTTTACTAGTAAAGCTAAATTCAGAGAGTGGTGTGCTGATAAAGACACTGATCATGTTTTCTATAGTATGGTCGAGGGAGATAACCCAGCTATTAGGGTTCAAGCAGATAACCCACCAAACTATGTAAGTGGTATAGTTGCAGACTATGATGCCCCTGTTGACCACACTTTGGCTGAGAAGATAATCAAGACCCAGTGTAGGGATAATATGCCTATGTGGATGAGTACAACAGAATCTGGATACCTCCGCCTAGTATGGCCTCATAAGAAGACACCAATAACACCAGAGATGTATACCGCTTACATGAACAGGATGTGTGCTTTCCTACAACTAGATCGGCTGTTTGCGGGTTTTGATAGGTCTTCTTTAAAGGCTAATCAATACTTCGAGTTAGGGGAAAACTGGAAAAAGATAGGCGACCCTCTCGACGACAGTGTAGTGCAGACAATGCTTCTCAAAGCAGCTATGGATAAACCACCGCAGACAACAGAGACATCAATCCCTTTAGACGTAGTAGGTAACGAAGTTATGGAGAGATTCCCTAATAGGTGGATGGGCGAATTTATTGAGGGGGCGAGAGGGCCCTTGTTTTGGATTAATGATGGTGTAGAAAGAGAAGGGTGTGTCATAACACCCGACGGTATGCTCTGCTTCTCAGATAGAGCGGGTAAATCTTTCGTAACTTGGAAAGAAATACTTGGAGATAATTTTGTAAAGAAGTACGAGAAGGCCAAGTTAGGAGATATCTTAGACAACTACTGGTTTAATGGGACTAAATTTTTTAAACTGCTACACGGAGCTGCTGTCACTATCCCTAAGGAACAGCTAATACTAGAACTTAAAAAACTTGGTTTTTTGTTTAAAGCAAAAAGGGGGCAGGGTGTCTCCGAAGTAGAGGCCGCATTATTATCTATATCCAATGATAACAGAATTGATGAGATCGCCCCCATCATATGGTCTAAAGAAAGAGTGGTGCAGACAAACTCGCACCGTATTTTAAACTCACAAAACATAACGCCCATAGAACCTGCGGAAAATGGCGACCCTAAAAACTGGCCTTATATACACAAATGGTTAAACCAATTATTTGTAAACGAAAAAAGACCGACCATAGAGTACTTCCATGCGTACATGAAAAGATTCTATGAGTCAGTTCTATACAGAACACCAATGCAGGGGCAGGGGTTAATATTCGTTGGCCCAACTGGAAGAGGTAAAACCTTAATCGCTAGGAGGATAATAGGAGCCCTTGTAGGTGGTTATTCAGACGCTTCTGAATACGTTTGTGGGCAGACTTCCTTCAATAAGGAGCTCGCTAGAGTGCCTTGTTGGTGTGTGGACGATACAAAAAGTGCTGCTAGTTTCCAAGACCAAAGAAAGGCGACAGAGATATTTAAACGTGTCGTAGCTAACCCAGACATATCTTACATGGCAAAGTACTGTGATGAAGTGAGTATCCCGTGGAGTGGTAGGATAATTCTTACTCTGAATATGGACGCTAACTCTCTAAGTGTTATACCCGCTCTCGACTCAAGCAACAGAGATAAGATTATGGCTATCCGTATAAGGGAGGACGCTACAAGAGACTTCCCCCCTAATGAAGAACTAGAAATGTTACTTTTAAGTGAGCTCCCCTATTACGCTAAGTGGCTTGTAGACTGGGAACCTCCTAAAGAAATAGTAGGCCGCTCAAGATATGGGGTACTCTCATTTATAGATAAATCCATAGCATCTGCCGCCTACGATAACTCAAGTAGAAGTAGCATCGCAGAGCTAGTAGAATTTTTCTGTAAAAGGGCAAGAGAGTATGGGGACGGGGATAGTAAATGGAGTGGTACTTTGACGGAATTTCAAGCAATGCTGCACGAATTTAACGGTGGGCGGAGTGTAGGTATGTCTAACCAGATTGAGTTTGTGAGGAGGGGTATGCTAATTATAGAGGAGTCTTGCAAAACAAATGAGAATATAAGACCTGTTAAATCCTTAGGTTTTGGGGGCGGTAAAATTTGGGAGATTGATATATCAGAGAAATATGATATAGATAAGAATCTAGGTAATAATATAGTTCTAGATGATCCCGATGAATAGAGAACAGATAGAAGAATTTATATCCATAACGGCTCCCGAATCCCTTATAATACTTGCTGATAATTTAGATGCTGCTTTCATAGGAGTTGATACAGAAACCGAGCCTCAGAAGGCTGTATACTCTATAGAAAAATGCATAGAGATCCTTTCAGAAGATATGCCTTACGACGAAGCTGCCGAATACTTCTGGTTTAATGTGGCGGGTTCTTGTGGGGACGGCTACCCCGTATACATATCAACCCCCGTCGAGGGCGGGGTAGGAGAGGGGAGCCCATATAAATAAACTATTTATATGTGAAAGGATTATTTAACTTTGAAATAGATGTGTGGTAGCCGGATGCTTTATAAACAAACCCGTGCTCGTCTTGATCTCCCTTCCCCATAAAGTTAGCAACTTGGAAATATTTAGTTGTGGGTAGCCACCCTAAAACCCAGACAATCATTAGATCTTTCCGGACGCGGGTGAAAAAATAGATGTCATTGTTAGGTATCTTATCTTTAGGAAAATTTACAGAGACAGTGTACTCCGGTTTAGGTACGGAGCTGCACGTCTTTGATTTAACTTCTATTGCTTTCTTCTTGTGCTCAAGATCATGAGTAAATGAATTATCCCCAACATATTTACTTTTTTTAATAAACCTGTTAACAGCTACCTCGCCAAGGCAGCCAGTCATACGACCCATACCTCTTGTAAAAGAGTTGGGCAGCACTCCCATCTTTAATGCCCTTGAGTGAGCTACGGCTATGTCCTCGCTGGTGGGTTTGTATACTCCAAAAGAATTACTCTCAATGAATTTACTCATAGCTTACTTTTTTTTAAAAATGAATCCCATGCGGGGAAAAATATTTCCTCCATGCACCTCACTACAGCCTCTTGTTCATACGATTCGAGCCAGCCAACACCGCTTATCAGTAGACTAGCCTCCATCATTTCATGTCTGATAGTCTCTAGCAAGACCTTGCCTTTTATCCTTGCGTTAACTTGAATAAGTTTTTTGTCGTGGAAATATAGCCCGTATGGTGGGTCTTCATCGCCAAAGGGGACTGCTTCTAGTTTTATGCGACGACCTGCAATGGGTATTGAGTTTGGAAGTTCCAACTTACCACCTTTCTGCAAGCTCTTTATAAAGGGTTAGTCCTCCTGCAATAGCGTCAGCTACTCCGTCTTTATGTTTCAAGGCAAGCTCCCAGTCCTCTTGATTACTACCAAAAAAAGGCTCTGCAATACAAGCTGGCATACAAGTAGCTCTGAGGAACATGGCTCCTCTACTACCCTTCTGTCGGGCTTTAATACCCCTACTGGCTAATAAAGGGAAAGAGTCTTCAAATGAGTCGCGTAAGGAACGGGCTAGTAATCTGCCTTTTTCTGAGGTATTCCAGTACAGCCACTCATGTCCTGTGGCTTTAGGTGTGGCGGAATTAAAGT